TTTATGAAAAAATATTAAATGTACAGGGATTTGATTATTGGGTTCCAATTAAAACATTATACTCAGATGGTTTTCCACAAGCATCTGTAACCGCAGGAACATTGGAGATATCTTTAAGAGATTTTTATTTCTTTTTAGAATCTATGCCAGCACCAAGAATGTTAGTAACAGAAGTATCACTTAGTTATGCAATCAGTTTATTACTTGATTATATTGGTTTTAGTAATTATACTTTTTATAGAGAAAATAATGAAACAGAATTAATTATTCCATTTTTCTTTATTGCCCCAGATCAAACAGTTGCAGAAGTTTTAAATCAATTAGCAATAGCAACGCAAAGTGCTATGTTTTTTGATGAATATAATAACTTTGTTGTAATGAGTAAAAACTATATGTTAACAAATTCAAGACCAATAAGCCTTACATTGTCTGGCTCCAATAATCAACAAAAAAATAATATTATTGAAAATCAAACATATAATACAGTTCCAAATATTATTTCTATAGCATCAGAAGATAAAAAAATTTATAATAATGGAAAAATAAATTATACATCTAGATATATACAAAGATCGTATGGATCAATTCGTCAATCATCTATGATTGATAAAGAAAAAACATGGATATACAAACCAGCATTGTTATGGGAAGTATCAGGAACTGATTCAACAAAAACAATAAATGAAGTTGTTTCAAAACAAGGAAAATATGTTTTGGGAGCAATGCCACTTAATTCAAATTTATCTGCAATTGCTCCAACAGTAGTAAATCACATAGTTACAAATAACGTTATGGATTTAGGAGAAAATGTTTATTGGCTTACAAGATATCAAGGATATTTTTATTCTAATGGCGAAGTTATAAGATATGATGCAGCAGAGTTCAGCATTACTGGTATTGGAAATGTTTGGATTACAAACAATCAAGAATATCAAAATTATTTTAAATCTATTCCATTTAATGGAAAAATATATCCAACTGGATTAATAAGAATATACACTGTGCCCTATTATGAAACAGTTGACGGAATAACTCGTTTACAGAATGGCCCAGTATCCGAACATGGCCGTGCACAATTTGGTACAACAATTACAGAACACAATGCTGGCATTAATTCATATTGGACAAATAATGAATATGTTAGGGGTTGTGAAATGCAATCCCAGTATTTATTTACAACAACTTTAACTGAAGATATTTCTTTACCAACAACTGTTTTGGGGGCTGCTGGAATAAATAATACAAAATCTAGACAAACATTTAGAAATGGAATAATAAAAAATTTCATGTCATCAAGTCATTTAACAGAAACACCAACTAATAACACTCTGTCAACTCAATCTGGAACAATTCAATCTTCTGCCTTAGTAATGAATGGTCCATCTTTTACAGTAGTAGAAACTCCAATTAACCTAATTTCCTATGTCTACAAAGAACTTAATAGTGCATATAAACATTTTGGAACGAGGATGAGGATTGTTTGTAAAATTGAAAATAATGAAAACAGAACTCAGACACCCACAGGAAGCGTAACTTATTATCAGGTTCCTGGAGCACAGCCAGATAAAAATATAAATATTGCTGGTGGATCTGGAGGACTTGGAGTTTTGCTTAATCCAGAAACCAACAATGGATATTATTTTGAAATTGTTGCACTAACAGAAGAAAATATAAATTCTTATTTAAAATTAAATAATAAGGGCGAATCTAATATATCAATTAATAATATTGTGTTTTATAAAATTAAAAAAGATGCATCAAATAATAATGCAATACCAATAAAACTTTGGGGCGGATTGTCAAAAATTATTGTTGATGATGGCAGGTTTACTGGGCAGTATAGAACTACCGCAGAAGAAAATACAACAGTATATGATTTATCTGTAGAATACGAAGATATAGGAAAAATAAGAAGGTTTTATTTATATATTAATAATAAATTAATTAAAATTGTTGACGACCCAGACCCACTTCCAACTTATAATAATATGGCCACTTTTGTTCGTGGATCATCTAGATGTATGTTTGAGAACGTATATGCTTTATCTACAAATTATTCACAAAACACTGTTTCAACAATTTCTGAAATAATTCCAAAAACATTTGGACAAACACAAGAATCTGAAACATTTAATAAAAAAACAAATCTTTTTGGCGATAACGTAATAAATGTTAATGAGTCATTTAGAAAATATGCTATGAGTGGTGTTATTCAGTCAACATATTTATCAGGTATAAGTTCTCAACAACCACCAAAATATAATATATATTTTGAAGAATTTGGATCTATTATGAGAGAATGTGCTTATTTTGATATAAAATATGATCGTGCATATCCTGCTCTTTATGCAGAACTTTCTCCAACATTTAATAAAATAAAGGCATACACAACTTCTGGATTTTATGCAGACTCTTATGGAGCAGAATTTTTAATATTTAATTCTACAGATACAGCATTAAATCTTGACGAGACTACAGGGAATTATTTAAGAATTCAGGGAATAACATTTACACAAGACACAACACACGAATTAACAGTTGATAATTATTTTAAAAAGAAGAGTAATTTTGCTAATCCAGAATTAGAAGGATCTTCTTTAATTGTCTCTCCATTGGTAGAAAAACAAAAATTTGATAATATAAAACTTAGTAGAATGATCTATGGAAATAATGAATTTACATTAGAAAGTCCATATATTCAAACTCAAGATGATGCAGAAAATTTAATGGGTTGGCTAATTGATAAATTAATGGAACCTAAAAAATCTATAGGAATTAAAATGTTTGCAACACCAATAATTCAATTAGGGGATATAGTAAATATTCAATACAAAGATTCTAATAATGTAAATTTAGTAACATCAGAAAACTCAAAGTTTGTAGTATATAATATTGAATATACAAGGAAAGCAAATGGTCCAGACATGACTATTTATTTAGCGGAGGTTTAAAGTGGCAAGCGAAAATTCGGGTGGTGGAAAGTCTAAAACAACTAACACCAATATAAAAGAAAGTCGTATTTCAACATCATCTAGCAAAACAACAAGCGCTAATATAAAAGAAGATCGTGTTCCAAGTAAAACCACTACACCTCCTATAAAGGTAAACAATAAATCTATTTATAATGATAGTCCTGCTGCTGGTTTAGCAATGGTAGATCTAATTAAAAATACATATACTGCAGAGTATAATAATCCTATAAACGATGAAATTATTAAAGTTGTCCCTCCAGCATTTTTTATAACTGCTAGCATACAACCAACACCATCAACTCCAACTGTACCAGTAACAATTTCTTTACCTCCACCACCAATTAAAACAGCACCAATAGATACTATTTTATTTAATGATAATTCATTACCAGTAGAAGTGATGGCTGATTTAATATTTGAAAATATTGGTGGTCAAGAGTTACTAAGCATAACCAGATCTGATATTGTTAATGGACAAAAAATATCATATCAGCCAATTAAAAATTTATCTGCAATACAGCAACAATATAACCCAAACAATATTCTTGGATTACAACAAACTGATAATAAATATTTTGCTGGATTTCCAATAAAATTAGAAAATAAAATTCCAGAAGAAGGTAATGGGCCAGATGGTAATAATGTATACTTAAATGAGTTTGGCGACCTAGTTATTGAATTTGTTAATTTAAGCAATGACGAACAAGTAGAAACGCAAATATCTATAAATGGTACAATATATGAAGCAGATTTTGGAGATTATATATCATGATAACTAATATTGGCAAAACAATTATTGCCAAATATTTGCTTGGGCAAGCACCATCTTATGCGTCATATTTGGCAGTTGGATGTGGCGCTACTCCACTAACAATTGGCGATCCTTTGGGAAATTATACATTAAAAGAAAACTTAGATTTTGAAATGTTTCGTGTTCCAATTTCTTCAAAAGGCTTTGTAAATGAAAATGGTGTAGATAAAATTGTATTAACAGCAGAGTTGCCAACAGAAGAAAGATATGAAATAACAGAAATAGGAATTTATTCTGCAGGTTCAAATCCCGCTGCTGGTGCCTATGATAGTAAAACTATATTTGCTTTTACAAAAACAGAAAATTGGCAATATCAATCTACTGGTTCAGCAGTACAGATTGCCACATATTTAGGAGCACTTGATCAACCAGAACAAGATAATATAATCGCTGTGGAAGATCCTGTATTTCAAACAACTTCAGATAATCCTATATTTTTTAATACAAATAGAAAAGAAAGATATGAGCGTCCAAGATTTTTAAATAACATAATTATGATTCAGGGAGATGAAGCAAATATTACAATTAGTGAGGATAGTGGTCCAACACAAGATCATTTTGTAATTGAAGAAGATTCTAATTATATACGCCTAACTGGCGGTACTTTTGATTTTGAT